AAAATTGATAGTACTAGTGGTGCTGTTGGCAGCGTATATGTAAGATAAATATTGATATGGCGCAAATTACTACACAACTTTTAGTTTCACAACAAACGCATCCTAGCGATAGTTCTGTTCAAACTGTAACCGGTTCTGCTGTTAAAGGGAACGGTTATTATGGACAAGCCGATGGCCGCCATACTGCGCTATTTTCTGTTACAGGATTCACCGGAACTATTACTATCCAGGGTAGTTTAGTTACAAGTCCGGGATCTACAGACTGGGCAAACATTACTGTATTTTCAAACGGTACAACACAAGAAGACGGCAATACAGCAGTTAACTTTACAGGTAATTTTGTATGGCTACGTGCTGTTGTTGAATATACCGATGGTACCGTAAATTCAGTTCGCGTTAACTACTAACCATAATTACACATATGATTGAAAAACTTGTAGCATTTGGCTGCTCGTGGACCTTTGGTGACGAGCTCGATAATCCCGAATTAGCGGAATTTAAAGAAGATTCTAAATACTGGGATATGAACGCCGAGTATAGGGTAGCACATAGTTATCCTGGATTAATCGCCAAGCATTATAATTTAGAAGTTGAAAACTTAGCTTTTCCGGGCGCCAGTCTTAATAGTATACGAGATACCTTAATTTGGTATATTGCAAACAATGATATATCGAATACAATGTTCCTACTAGGTTTAACCGAGGCATGGCGGTGTAGCTGGAACAATTCAGCACACGAACGTGATTTCAATGATCCAGAATGGAATACACATATTCATTCGTCATGGTTACTACACAATGATTGCATCTATGACGAGTCGTGGAAAGAAACATTCAGAAATTATGTAGATAATCAAGTTGATGATACTTTACGCTGGCGTAATTTAAATGAAACGTTAATGTTATTTGATGGAGTTTCTGCTAGATTCCAAATTCCAGTTATACAATTCAATATGCTCGAGGTAATCGAAAATTCAATCCCTGTTCCGACATATGCGTGGCCTTTGGAAGAAATGAGAAATTATATCCAAACACAAGCCGGAAGAGCAGCATTTGCCCCGGGCCGACATCCAAACGAAAAAGGCCACGAAATTATTTCAAAACGGTTGATTGATTATATTGATTCTGCTAAACTACTAGAGTGTTAAATGTAGTATCTTACATCAATGGAAAACGCAAAACTAACAGTTCCGGCTGGGTTAGTTTTGATGCTCCATGTTGCGTGCATAATGGAGAAACTGCTGATCGCAAACAACGTGGCGGCTTTAAGTTTTCAACGGATACAGACTGGAGCTATCACTGTTTTAACTGCGGCTATACTGCTAGTTTTACTCTTGGATATCCAGTAAGTTATAAAGCACAACGTTTATTGTCTTGGATGGGCGTTCCTGATATTGAGATTCAACGTTTAACACTTGATAGTTTAAAACACAAAAACATTACTCAATTAATTCGCGAGCGTCAAGAAGAAGAAATACTGGTCAATTTTCCAGAAGTCTCACTACCAGAATCTGCACGATTAATAGATGACAACGACATAGAGTTATTAGAATACTTGCGCAATAGAGGTGTTGATCCGTGGGCGTACCCATATATGACAGACACGGAACAAACACGTCCTAGCATACTAATACCATATACATATAATAACAAGATAGTTGGTTGGACCACACGCTTTCTAGACGATCGCAAACCAAAATACCTAAACAACTGTTCAGCAGCAGGATATGTGTTTGGCGTAGACTTGCAGCACGATAACTGGCAGTTTGTGATTGTAGTCGAAGGTCAATTTGACGCATTAAGCATTGATGGCGTAGCAGTAACAACAAATAGAATTAGCGACAATCAGGCATCTATATTAAAAAGACTTAATAGAGAAGTTGTTATAGTACCAGATCGCGATCAAGCAGGTCTAGCATTAATTGACGATGCAGTTAAATATGGATTTTCAGTAAGTATTCCTGACTGGGATGCAGAGGTAAAAGATGTTAACGACGCAGTAAAGCGTTATGGCAAACTGACTACACTAATAAGTATTATTAAGAACAAAAATTCAAGCAAGATTAAAATTGAGCTGGCACGAAAAGCTCTTGAACGGAAATTATGAAAGAATACACAGTCGAAATTCAGAAATTATTTTTAGAAATGATGCTGGCAGATGCACAGAGTTATGTGCGTGTGCAAAACATTTATAACGTAGATAACTTTGATCCAAGTTTACGTGAAGCAGCAACATTTATTAAAGAGCATAGCGACAAGTACGGGACTATGCCTGAGGTTAGTCAAGTTAATGCTGCAATTGGGTCAAAACTTAAACCAGTGCCAGAACTTAACGATGGCCATTATACCTGGTTTATGGATGAGTTTGAAAAGTTTACTAAGCGTCAAGAACTAGAACGTGCTATTCTTAAATCAGCAGACATGCTTGAAAAAGGCGATTTTGATCCTGTTGAGAAACTTATCAAAGACGCAGTACAGATTTCCTTACACAAAGACATGGGCACAGATTACTTCGATGATCCACGCACACGACTAATGAATATTAAGTCCAACAACGGACAAGTAAGCACAGGCTGGCTTAATCTAGATCGTGCATTGTATGGCGGATTTAACAGAGGTGAACTACAGATTTTTGCAGGTGGTTCGGGATCGGGTAAATCCTTGTTTATGCAGAATTTAAGTGTAAACTGGGTGCAAGCAGGACTCAATGGCGTGTACATTTCATTAGAACTTTCCGAAGATTTGTGTTCAATGCGCATTGACTCGATGATGACAAACACATCAAGTAAAGAAGTGTTTAAAGATATTGACAATGTTGAAATGAAAGTTAAGATGATGCAGAAGAAGTCCGGCAAGTTCCGCATTAAGTACATGCCAGCGCAGAGTACAGTAAATGATATTCGTAGTTACATTAAAGAATTACAAATTCAAACTGGTGTGACTGTAGACTTTTTGTGTATTGACTACTTGGATTTGTTAATGCCTGTAAGTGCTAAAGTTAGTCCAAGCGATTTGTTTGTTAAGGACAAATATGTGTCAGAAGAAATTCGTAACTTAGCAAAAGAATTAAATGTTATTATGGTAACTGCATCGCAGCTAAATCGATCTGCGGTAGAAGAAATCGAGTTCGATCACTCACATATTTCGGGTGGTATTTCAAAAATTAACACAGCAGATAACGTGTTTGGTATTTTTACAAGTCGAGCAATGCGTGAACGCGGCCGCTATCAAATACAGTTAATGAAAACACGTTCAAGCTCAGGAGTAGGTTCAAAAGTAGACTTAGAATTTGATGTGGAAACGTTACGTATTTCAGATTGTGATCAGACCGATGATAGTGCTAGTCCAAGTACAGGCGGATTCAATATGAATAATATTAAACCTGTTAGTAAAATGACTAGTACAACAGAACAGCCACAAAATGTAAAAGCTGATGTTCAAGGATCTAAGTTAACTAGTCTTCTTAATACTATTAAGGCATCGACGTGAGATTAATCTCAAATATACCCGAGTTTGGAACATTAGTTAACAATATTGACTGTTTCTACAATGATGATATTTTTTATACGTATGATGTTATTACAGCCAATGAATTAAATGAGCTTTTTGATCAGAAACAAAAGCCAAAGTATATTTTTAACGATAGCTTAGATTTCAATGAAGACAAATATAGCGTTCCGGTGTATAGTAGCAATCTGTATCTGGAACAATTAGTTAAACGTTTTAAATATGGGCTAGATCAAAATTTGATACAAGTTCCAGAAACATTGTTAGTTACGCATCCAGTTAACTTTTCGATTAATAAAAAATTAATACATCGGTATTTGTTACTCAAACTAGTTGAACTATTTAAAATTGACGCAAGCTATTCGTGGTCAGGTTGCGGGAAAAATTTTGATCTACAATATCTAATAGATGAATACAATTCGTTGTTATCCCCTCCGATGACCAACGATCAATGGTCTTTTTTATTATCTCCTATTAAAAAAATACAACCAAAATGGTATTCAGATAATGAACCTGAAGTTATCAATGATGTTGGCATTTCAAATGCAGGTAATATCTGTCTAATGTGGGACGTTGCAATAAAAAATGTTATGCAACATACAGGAATATCTCTTATTACAGAAAGCACCTGGACACAGAAGGCTATACATTTTAGTGAAAAAACATTATATGCTATTGTAGCAAGAACATTCCCAATTTGGGTTGGTGGTTATAAGCAAGCTGAAACATGGGAAAATTACGGATTTGATACATTTAGTGATATTATTAATCACGACTACCAATATCGAAACACATTATTAGAGCGTTGTTGGTATGCAATTGCGGATAATATAGATTTGATTACTAACAAAGAAAAAGTACAACGACTTCGAAATAAATTTGAAAAAAGGCTTAACGAAAATAGAAAAATATTATTATATGAAAATAATATTGAACAAGTTAACACTCAGAAAATTAAATCGTGGCCATTGGATCTACAGCAATCTATAAATCCAATTGTTAATCAATTTAGAACTTTTAAAAATAAATATAACAATATAACAGAGATTTGACATGCAAAAACGTACTCGGAGTATTCTCGAAGAATTAGAAAGTATGTATGTAGAGCGTGACCGCTCGCATTTAGTTGAAAGCCGGGCAAATAATGTAATTTCTAGCGCCATTAGATTAATGGAATTTATTGATTCTAATTATTCTGAAGAGGACGCTGAGGTGTTAAATCGTAAATTGTTGAATGCTATTAGATCACGGGATCTGAGAAAATTTAAGAGGAGTTTACAACGCACCGATGAAGATCAATGACATAACTACTAATAGCCAATTAACAGAAAGTTTTATTAATTGGCAAGATCTCAAAACAGCAGGATCATCGCTACTAAAACAGTTGCGATTAGGAACCCCTCTAAAACAAATATCGCAAAATGTTATGCAAGACCGAGCGGTTAATCTGGCAGCAGAAGCATTCATAGACCAATGGCGAAGAATTCGATATTCACTGGCGCAAGCATATAAAACGCCAAATCAGTCTAGATATGCTGAAGCATTACATGAAATCGTATTTAAAGAGCTTGACTTAAATTCTAATGATACAGTAATTGCAGCAGTTAAAACAATTCTTGATGCAGGCGATAATCTAAATTCATCGAGCGTAAAACAAGCTGCGCTAACTATTATTTTGCAAGGAATAGTTTCTCAAATTGAACCTAAAAATGCACGAGAAAAAGTTGATGTTCAATCTAGACGTCTTAAGAATGTGCATTATGGGGAACGGTTTTTGGGTATATCAATTAACGATATTACTAAAGGACTCAGAGTACCTGTTATTGTATTAATGGAATCAAATCCTGTGTTCCCCGATCAATATGATCGGTTTGTTAAATTTGACGGTCGTTGGTTTAATATGGATATTAGAGAAAAATCTGGACAACAAACCACTGAAGCTAAATCTCGTAGAAGAAGACCACAAAAATCACCAGACACAACTGTACCGCCAAAAAAATATCCTGAGTTGGCACCAACTGCATATGTTATTGATGGGAGTACATTAGTTGGTCCTAACACACAATTGGACAAATCTGCTGACAGATTGTTAACATTAAATAATCCAGATCGGGCTAGATATACGGTAATTGAATGTATGCAACCTAAATCATTTTTTAGAGAGTTAACACCAATGGAATTTGATCTTTGGAAAATTCAGTCAGGACACAAGTGATGAAATCCATTTATACTCTATTAGAAGGTGGAAACGTATTCAAAAATGCCGACGGATCGGCTGCAACAGTTCGTATTGACCGTGATTATGTAAAACCAACTGTTAAATGGTTAGAACAAATAACTGCTCTTCCGTTGTTACAAAACATGCTTGGCACAACAGGAAAGAAAGCAACGTCGGGTGATTTAGACTTAGGTGTTGACGCTTCTAAATATAATAAAGACGGGTTAGTTAATACGTTAACACAATGGGTAGAAGCAAACAACGGTAATCCAAAAGAATGGATTAAAAAATCAGGTATTAATGTGCATTTTAAAACGCCTATTGCTGGCAACCCAGAGTATGGCTTTGTACAAACCGACTTTATGTTTGTACCTGATTTAGCATACTCGACATATTTCCTACACTCTGCACCAGATTCAAACTTTAAGGGCATGCATCGTAATGTGTTATTAAGTTCTATTGCTAAGGCAGTGGGATATAAAATCAATCAAACACAAGGATTGATCGCAAGAGATACAAATGAACTTGTAACTAACAATTGGGACGAAATTGCTAAGGTTCTATTAAGTCCAACAGCACGTAAAGAAGATTTACATTCTGTTGAAACTATTATGAATGCACTAGCACGTGATCCTAATCGCGAAGCAAAGATTAAAGATGCTCGCGAGTATTTTGAGCGTGAAGGATTACAATTAGAGCAAGGTGTATCAGAAAGTTACTTCCTTGCTAAACTACGTGATAGATTAACTACCCCAGGCATTTACGGTTTATACGAACAAAATTTAATGGAAGCTCGTATTGAGCATCCTGAGGATTTGCCGTTTACACACGGCGGCCACGGCATAGAACAAGCTATTAGTATTCTTTCTAATATGGCAGATACTACAGAGCATGTTACAATTAAATGGGATGGCAAACCTGCTGTTATTTTCGGACGCAATCCAAAAGGTCAGTTTGTGTTAACTGATAAATCGGGGTTTGGTGCTAAAGGGTATGATGGTAGAGCAACATCACCAGAAATGCTAGCAGACATAATGAGTCAACGCAAAGGCGAGCGTGGCGAATTAATCGCTATGTACCAAAAGCTATTTCCGTTGTTAGAACGAGTAGTACCGCCTAACTTCCGTGGTTATGTCCAAGGCGATTTGTTGTTTGGTACCCCTGAACAACCTAAGCCAGAAAAGAATAAACACAACCAATATGTGTTTACTCCAAACACCATTACATATGAAGTTGACGCCGATTCGGACATTGGTCATGCTATTAGTAAAGCAGAAGTTGCTGTTGCTATACACACTCATGTAGATGAAGATGGGACTAGTCAGGCTATTAAGCATGTAGGCAATAGCTTACGTCATTCGCCGGGTGTACTAATATTAGATCCTTATTTTGACGAAGATCCACATGTAAACATGCCCAAACGTGATCGCGAAGCACTTGAAGCATTAAAGGATTTGATTCCACTAGTCAATGATTTTATGCGTCCAGAAGAGTTTAGAAATCGTAAAATTTCTGATCTTCCGCAACAAATTAAAAAGTATGTTAATGCTCGTGTTAGAGAAGGACATTATGATAATCTAGCAGGTGGATTCATTGGTTGGATCGAAACAGCAGCGCCAAGTCAGCAAAAAGCCGCAAACATTAAGCAATACATAGCCGAACATAAAAAAGGATTTGCTGCGATCATTAAGGCATTTTTAGTGATTTCACAGGTAAAAAGCGATATCGTGCGCCAACTTGATCAACAAGCAGGGTCAGTGCATGCTCATATTGCTGGCGAACCGGGTCACGAAGGCTATGTAGCAGACACAGAACATGGTCCTGTTAAGTTTGTGGATCGCATGCGGTTTAGTCAAGCAAATTTTGCAAAAAACAATCCTGAACTAGGATAAGTTTTTTTGTCTTTTATATAAATAATATTAACAAACTAATTTAAGGAGAATTATTATGGCAGGTGTAACTGAAGCACATCGTGACGCAGCAGATTTTTGCGGTAACGGTCGTAAACTACAACTAATCACTTTAACTAAGAGTGCTGGTATGTCTCAGGATGATATCGACGCTAGCATGACTTTCTTAGCTCAGACTAACACTATTGTTGGCATGGACGGTTTCTCAGTAGGCGCTACTGGTGCTATCTATGTTTTACTTGAAGGCGAAACTGTTGCTGCTGATGGTACCGATGCTTGTGGCGTTTCTGGTAACGTTCTAGCACAGGTTGCTGTATTTGACAACTAATTGATTAGATTATAGTAATCAGATAAAGAGCCCAGTTATATATAACTGGGCTTTTTTATAAATATAGTTAACGTATTAGGAGAAAAATTATGCCAACTTTGAGCAAATACAATAGCGATACATATGCTCGTGACACGTTGGTATCGAACGGTATTTTAAAGGTATTTAAAATTACCCCAACTACTGCACTAACCGCAGATTCGCAAGCATCTGAAGCAGCAGCAATTACCGAAGGTACTATTCGCAAGGTCGCCGAAGCATTGAATCCATATTTGATTCAGACAAATAGCGGTGGTACAAATGCACTAGTAATTGTTGATAGCAGCATCGGTGATGCTACTTCAATTGATACTCGTTTAACAGCAATTTTAAATGAATCAGTAACTGTAGTCGAAGTAACTAACCTGTATGGTGTTAGTTGATTTTTAGTTAGCAGATACACAAAGGCCCAGTTTTACACTGGGCTTTTTTATTGACCTTAAATACGCTATGCAAAAAAGCCCCTTTATTGTTTATGAATCGCCAGACGGCGGAAAAACAGTATTTGCTAGACATGCGGGTTCAAACGAACGTAGACTAGTTAAGCAAAACACGTACGAAGAATGGAATGGATTTGCGTTGCGTTATGATTGGGATGGGTTAGCAGAACGCCATCCTGCAATACTAGAACAATTAGAAAGATTAAAAGTATTGGTGTCTCTATGCAACGAATAAGAATATGTACATCGTTTGATATTACACAAACAGGTGTAACTAGACCATATAAACAACAAACATTACCTGCTAGTATTAATAATAATACAATTAATACTGTTGATGAATGGAACATGCTACGTAGACAACAAAGTAATTGGGAAACAATATTACAAGTCTTGCTATTTCGCATACAACCTATTAACATAACAAAACCAGAAAAACAAGGAACTGTTAGTAAATGGTGTTTTACTTTTGAAAGCGAAGTTAAAGCAGCATTTTCTAAAAATGGTAATTCACTAGGTGCGCTATACGAAGATTTCAATGGGACACCAATGATTTTAGGTCTTAACGAAAAAAAGGGTTTGTTGCCCTACATTAGTACAACTGGCACGAAACAAAATATATGGTTTGAAGAAATATGATTGATATTAACAGCATTACAGATAAAGTTAAGCGTTTTTTTGACAAAGAAAGTGTTCCGCCTATAGTACAATCAGGTGAGACATATCATGTATTAGAGCGTTATCGCATTGTTAAACACAATGATGTATATGATGTATACAAGTATGATGATTTTGTTAGCACTCTAAGTTCAAGTTCAGCAGCATTAGGATGGTGTATATATGATAGCAAGAATTTATGGTCTAAAGGTAACGATATTATTCGAGATGACCGTAGAATTCAACAGTATAAGTTTGATATAGAAAATAGAAAACGTATTTTGGATAAGACAAAAAATGAAGATGAACGCCAGGTACTTTTAATTAGGATCAACGAAGATGCTAATAAATTGAAACAGGCTAGACGTAACCTTAATAAAACTGTAAAGTTGACTAAATATATTAAAATTAAGGGATTTAATGATGAATCTGAATGATCTAGCACCAAAACTCAATTCTAAAAAACTTTCTGAAGC